AAAAGGTTCGTATGGTTTTGACAGAAGACCTAGGTAACGAAGCCAACATTTGTTTTGACTATATGATTGAATTATTTGGAGAATTGGCCAATGAGTATAATCTTCAATAAGTTACAAAAACACACAGAAGATTTTAGACAGATATTAAAACAATACACTTTCGAATCGGATGAAAAACATCCGTTTGAATGGGAAAACCGAGTGTATTGTTCTGCCTTTGTTCGTAGGGCACACTTGGACGTGGTTGATGCCAGAGAAACCAAGAAACTGTATATGATGCACTTGTGTATTTTCCCTAAGACCTGGGACACCGCACCAATCTATGGGTTTGACCTGATTGCAGGACCAAACAAAGTGACGGGTGCATTTCACGATTTCAGTCCGACTGGTGATGTTAACCATCCATTATGTACATGGTTTGCAAACGAGGTAGAAGGCAAGGAATGGTCAAAGAAAAGAAACTTACCTGATTGGGCAAAGAACATTTTCAGTGAGAACATGGTGGCCGCAGGCAACATCAACACAGAATTTGAATTGAATGAGATACTGGACCTGTCAAAACGTTCACTGATTGCTTACCTGGAAGGTCTGTATCTGTATCAATCACTAGATTCATATGAAAAGAAAATGACAGGACCACAATACAAAGACGAACAGAACAAGTATTGTTACAACCAGAAACAAAACCCACACACTCCAAAAGTAATGGAGTCACTTGGTTATGATGCGGAAACCGTGCAGAATTTTATACAGAATTGTTTGTTTCCAGAGATTGAATAAATAACCTATCATAAGGGTACTCAAACATGGCAACTATTACCACAAGAGAAGAATTCAAACAATACTGTCTAAGACGCCTAGGTGCACCAGTTATCGACATTAACGTGGATGATGACCAGGTCGAAGACCGTATTGACGATGCATTGCAATACTGGCAAGACTACCATTTCGATGGTATGCAGAAGGTTTACTACATTCACAAACTGACACAAGAGGACATTAATAATAAGTTCCTGAGTTTGTCTAACATTACCGACACGTCCAACAATGCAACCACGGTACTTGGTGTAACCCGTATCTTCCCTGTACAAGATTCACAATCCTCAATCAACATGTTTGATTTGAGATACCAACTACGTCTAAACGAATTGTACGATTTCACATCGGCATCGTACATCAACTTCACCATGACACAACAACATCTACGTTCTTTGGAACTGATGTTCACTGGTGAAGTGCCTATCCGATTCCAACGTGCAACAGAAAAGTTGTATATTGATTGGGCATGGGGTGCATCCGAAGCACCAGTTGGTACAACAGTTATTGCTGAGTGTTACACATCAATCAACCCAGACTTCTACGGTAAAGTTTGGAATGACCGTTGGTTGAAAGAATACTCAACTGCATTAATCAAAAGAACTTGGGGCAACAACATGAAGAAGTTTGGTGGTCTACAACTACCAGGCGGTGTGACATTGAACGGTAAAGAAACATACGATGAAGCAGTAGAAGAAATACAAGCACTAGAGCTTGATATGGAAAAGAACTACGGCGGCATGCTTGAATGGTATATGAACTAACATGGCAACATCACCGTATTTCAGCCTTTATAGTGCCAAGTACTCCGACCAAAGGGTCATTGAGGACTTAATAGTTGAATCCATTAAGATAATGGGTTTTGACGCCTACTATTTGCCTAACGACAATGACCAGGCAAGAGATTTGTTGTATGGTGAAGATCCTGTTAAGAAATTTAACACTGCCTTCCCATTAGAAATGTATCTGGCGAACGCCACAGAGTATTCTGGTGAACGAGAATTCTTCTCCAAGTTTGGTTTGGAAATCAAAAACAACGTCAACGTCATTCTGTCGAAGCGTTCTTTTGGACAACGAGTGCCACAAAATTCATTCACTAGACCACGTGAAGGTGACTTGGTGTATGTGCCTTTCTTAAACGGCACAGGTGAACTGTTTGAAATCAAGTTTGTTAACCAGACGGCAGATTTCTTCCAGTTGGGCCGCAAGTATCCATTCTTTTACGAAATCGAACTTGAGAAATTCAAATACTCACATGAAATTATCTCTACTGGTATTCAAGACATTGATGATGTTGTCACCGACAACTCTTATAATATGACATTGAGTGTCGGTATTGGTCACGGTGATTATAATATCAATGAGATTGTGTTCCAATCGGCCGATGGCACACAGGCCAACGCCAGTGTTGTGGCGGTCGTTCAATCTTGGAACGCACCAGTCAAGCAATTGGTGGTATCAAATATTGCTGGTGAGTTCCAAGACGGAGTGTATGCCAAGGGTGCAGATTCTACCGCATCGTGGACAATAACAACATTTGATCCATTGAATGTTCGTTTGAATACTGACACCTACGATAACAACTATATTGAAGGTCAGGCCAATTCAATCATCGACTTCTCAGAATCAAATCCTTTCGGTAATCTATAATGGCAAATACGTTTTACAATAGAACCATGAGAAAACTGGTTGTCGGTTTCGGCAACCTGTTCAACAACATTACATTGGTTAGATATAATCCAGATAATTCTGAAGCAGAACGTATCTTGGTTCCTATTGCCTATGCTGACAAAGAAAACTATGTTCGCCGTCTACAGGCAGATCCAAACCTTGACAAGAAGGTTCAAATTACTTTGCCTCGTTTCTCCTTTGAAATGACAGGTTTCACCTACGATTCAAGTAGAAAACAGAACACAAACACCAGAAACTTTGCCAGCACAAACAATGGCATCGTTTCGCAATACAACCCTGTGCCCTACAACTTCAACTTCAAGTTGTACCTCTATGTAAGAAACATTGAAGATGGTACACAGGTTGCAGAACACATCCTTTCCTACTTCACACCAGATTACACAATCAAATTGAACATGATTCCTGAAATGGGAATCATCAAAGAAGTTCCAATCATACTCAACTCTGCTGACCAAGAAGTTGACTATGAAGGCAATCGTGACCGTGAAACCAGAATCATTATCTGGACATTCGACTTCACGGTAAAAGGTTTCATTTTTGGACCTGTTACTCCTACCGGTGGTATTATTAAGACATCCATCACACACATTATGAATAACATTTCCGAGAATGACGAAATTGTTTTCAATGTGGATTCTGGTCTAGGTAACTATCAAGTTGGAGAGTTTGTTTACCAAGGGTATTCCTACCCAACAGCCACAGCCACAGCTAAAGTTGTTTCTTGGTCAAACAATAACTTAGTGCTCACTAACATAAGTGGAAACTTTGTCACAGGTCAAAAGATTATAGGAACAATTACAAACAGTAACTACAATTTTGTTTCACATGTAACAACATCGATGAGCCAAAATACTCTTGCCACCATCACTGTTACTCCAAACCCAGTTGATGCTGAGGCAAATAGCAATTATACATATACCACCACTATTGTAGAGGGTGAATAAGTTTTAGAACTATGAATACATTTGACAAAAACATGGAAAAGATTTTTGATGTGACGCCAGTGGAAGAAAAGGCAAAGCCTTTGGTTCCTGTTGTCGATGCTGAGAACAAGCCTGCGGTCAGCGATAATGACCTAAAACAGGACTTGAAGGACGCCTATGGTCAAACAAAAGATAACCTACAAGAGTTACTAGACCACGGCAAAGAAGCAATGGAAGAAATCTATCAGATTGCCAAAGCAGGTCAACACCCACGTGCATTTGAAGTTTATGGTACTTTGTTGAAGAACCTTGTTGATGCCAACAAAGAGTTGCTGAACGTACAGAAACAAATGCGTGAGATGGACGGCAAGAAGAAAGATGGTGTTGGTGACACCAAAATTAATAATGCTGTGTTTGTCGGTTCAACCGATGAACTGAATAAATTGATTAAAGGTAACAAGCAATGAAGCTTTGGGTGAATATTGCCTTTCATTATAAAGAACACAGACTACCTTACCTCAATAAAGTTATAGATTCAATTCTTCAGATACCGTCCGAAGAAACCAGAATCATAGTAAATAGTAACGAAGCATTTGAATGTAAGGTACCGGTGCACCAAATCTTGGGTATGACCAACAATTGGGACCTAACTTGGGCACACAAACTATATCTCAACGACTTTCTAAAGTCAGACTTCACACATTTTGTTTACACAGAAGATGACCATGTGTTGACACCAGAATTGATGGATTACTGGATAACTAACAGAGAGTTGATGAAAAGTAAAGGTTTTCTACCGGGTATGCACCGAGTGGAATACAACAATAACAATGTGTATTCGGTAGATTGTACTCACAAACAACAATTCAAAGAAGTTGTAATTGATGGCAAAAGATTTGCATCGTTACAACAACCATATCAAGGTCTTATGGTTATGGATAGAGAGTTGGTTGAACAACACGTAAAATCAAAATCCTATACATATACTACCTGTTCATATAGATTTGGTTATGCCGAATCTGCAAACAGTGAATACATTTATGATGATGTGCCACCAGGTTTTGTGCATCGTCTTTTAGTTCCTATTGACAACTTCTCAGAATGTTGGATACATCACTGTGCAAATAATTACTGCACACAACCAGGAACAGCACACGGCAAATTGCCGATAGGGGAAGTGCTTTGGCAGTAGAAATTGAAGACTACGACTTAGATTCAAAAGAAACGTATCGTGACAACCCGTTACTAAAGAAGGCGGGCGTTGAGGTCAAGTACACACAAGAACAAGTAGATGAATACATCAGGTGTGCCAAAGACCCAATCTATTTTGCAGAAAACTATGTAACGATTGTTAACGTTGACGTAGGTCTAATGAAGTTCAAGATGTGGGATTTCCAGAAGGAAATGATCCGCACATACCATGAGAATAGATTCTCAATCACTAAATGTCCCCGTCAGGTTGGTAAGACAACCACCTCCGTGGCATATCTTCTTTGGTTGACACTCTTTACTGACACACAAAACGTGGCCGTCCTGGCGAACAAGGGTTCACTTGCACGTGACATTTTGGCCAAGTACCAGTTGGCATACGAAAACTTGCCTATGTGGTTGCAACAAGGTGTTGTGGTATGGAACAAGGGTAACGTTGAACTGGAAAACGGTTCAAAGATTATCGCCGCTTCAACATCCAGTTCTGCAATTCGTGGTGGATCGTTTAACTTGGTATTCTTGGACGAATTTGCGTTCGTTCCAAACAACATTGCTGAAGAATTCTTTAACTCTGTTTACCCCGTTATCTCATCTGGTAAAACTTCCAAGATTATTATCGTGTCTACTCCGAACGGTATGAACCTGTTCTATAAGTTGTGGCAAGATGCCATTAACAAGAAGAACGGTTACAAGACCTTTGAGATTCACTGGTCCATGGTACCAGGTCGTGACGAGGTATGGAAAGAAGAAACAATCCGCAACACAAGTGAACGACAGTTCCGCCAAGAATTTGAAACGGAGTTCTTGGGTTCGTCCAACACTCTGGTTTCTGGTTACAAACTCCAACAAATTGCATATCGTGAACCAATGTCATCGCATGACATGTTGAAAATCTACGAAATGCCAGTTAAGACAGAGGTTGGAGACAAGTCAGACCACCTATATTGTATCTGTGTTGACGTTTCTGAAGGTAAGAACCTCGACAGTTCGGCCTTCCAGGTCATCGATATCTCTACCACACCTTACCGACAAGTGGCAACTTATGCTAGTTCGTCAATCACACCTATCTTATTCCCAACGGTAATATATAACGCTGCCAGAATGTACAATGATGCATATGTTTTGGTAGAAATTAACAACAATCCACAGGTCGCAGACTCGTTACATTCAGATTTTGAATATGAAAACCTATGGAAAGTGTTTACCGGCAATAAGAAACCCCAACAATTGAGTGCAGGCTTTGCCCGTGGCATTCAAATGGGTCTGAAAATGTCACCACAAGTTAAGGCGATTGGTTGTTCCAACCTGAAAACCTTGATTGAAGGCGACAAACTTGTAATTCAGGATTTCGATACATATTCCGAATTAACAACTTTTGAACAACAAAAGAATTCCTTTGCAGCAGCTGATGGTGCAAATGATGACTTAGTAATGAGTTTGGTTATCTTTGCTTGGGCTTCAACCCAACAATACTTCAAAGAAATCGTCAATCACGATATACGTAAACAAATACAGTTAGAGAATATGAACCAGGTGGATGAGAACATCCTACCTGAGCCTATTATCGAAGATGGACTTGAAACACCTTTCGAGATTGTTGGTGGAGACATTTGGGAAGTAGCAGGGGGTGGAGAGGTATATGCCTCCTTCATCAAAGACCGATTGAACAGACTATAAAACTAGCTTAACATAAATATCTGTATGGTATTTTTTACCAAGAGAACATAATTTTTCAAGGAGAAAAAAATGGCTTTTCAACTATCTCCAGGCGTAAATGTATCTGAAGTGGATCTAACGACAGTTGTTCCTTCAGTACTTTCTACCGCTGGTGCATTTGCTGGCAAATTTTCATGGGGTCCAGCAAACAAAATTAAACTAATTGACAGTGAATTAACTTTAGTTTCCACATTTGCACCTAACGGTCCAAATTCAAATACGGCAACTTCATTCTTCACAGCAGCTAACTTCTTAGCTTATGGCAACAATCTTCAAGTTGTTCGTGCGGTAGGTTCTGGTTCCACAAACGCTGGTGCCGTTTCTCCTGTGACAGGACTTAAAAACGAAGAAGTGTATGAGACTTCATACTACAGACTAAACAACAGTAACACATACGGTTCTTTCGTTGCACGTTACCCAGGTGAATTGGGCAACTCAATCAAAGTTGAAGTGTTTGACGCTGCTGACGCCAACAAGTTCAATGGTTGGACATACAGAAGTTATTTCAACACTGCTCCAGGTACTTCTGAGTTTGCTGCCTCTGTTGGTGGTTCAAATGATGAAATGCACATTGTAATCATTGATGCTGGTGGACAATTCACTGGTACTCCAGGAACTGTTTTGGAAACATACGGTTATGTGTCTAAGGCGATTGATGCAACTATCAACGGTGCTTCTAACTACTATAAACAAGTCGTATACGAACAATCTAAGTTTGTTTACGCTTTTGACCCTGTTGCTTACGCCGATAACAACACTAACTGGGACGTTTCTGCTGTAAACCACTCTTTCCTACGTGTGTCACAACAAACTTACCCATACGGTAACGTTGCTATCACATTGTCTGGTGGTTTTTCCGATTCCGTTACTGATGGAAACTTGCAAACTGCTTTTGATTTGTTCACAAACAAAGAAACAACAGACGTTTCATTGATTATCACTGGTGACATTTCTGCAAACCTACAAAACCACATCGTGACTGCTGTTGCAGGTTCACGTGGTGACTGTGTTGCTTTCATTTCTCCTCCAGGTTACAACGGAACAACATTTGGTGGTACTGGAACAGTTATCAACAACACTGGTAACGAAACATCTGCAATCACTTCTTGGTTGAACGCTCTTGGCACTTCAAGTTCATTCGCTGTTGCTGACTCTGGTTGGAAATATCAGTACGACAAGTACAACAACGTGTATCGTTGGATCCCATTGAATGCTGATATTGCAGGTCTATGTGTGTTCACTGATACCATTCGTGACCCATGGTTCTCACCAGCTGGTCTAAACCGTGGTCAAATTAAGAATTGCATCAAGTTATCATGGAATCCAAACAAGACTCAACGTGACACATTGTACACACAAGGTGTTAACCCTGTTGTTACCTTCCCTGGTAACGGTACAGTTCTGTTCGGCGACAAGACATTGCAATTCAAACCATCTGCATTCGACCGTATCAACGTTCGTAGATTGTTTATCGTTCTTGAGAAGGCTATTGCTCAAGCGGCTAAGTATTCATTGTTTGAATTGAATGATGAATTCACCCGTGCTCAGTTCGTTTCACTTGTAACTCCTTTCCTACGTGACATTCAAGGTCGCCGTGGTATCGTTGACTTCAAGGTTGTTTGTGACAAGACAAATAACACACAACAAGTTATCGATGGTAACAAGTTCGTTGGTGACATTTACATTAAGCCTGCTCGTTCAATCAATTACATTCAATTGAACTTTGTGGCTGTTGCAACTGGTGTTGACTTTACAACAATCGTTGGTGCAGTCTAATAAATAAACGATAACAGGAGAAAATAATGGCATTCAATGTATCAGAATTTAGAGCAGCGATGATTGGAGACGGTGCTCGTCCCAATCTATTCGCAGTTACTCTTGCATTCCCACCTAACATCGTTACAAATGGCGGTTCTACTGCTGGTCAGAAAGTTACTTTCATGGCCAAAGCTGCCCAATTGCCAGGTTCTACTGTTGGTACAGTTCCAGTTTACTACTTTGGTCGTGAATTGAAACTGGCAGGCAACAGAACCTTCCCAGATTGGACAATTACCATCATTAACGATGAAGATTTCTCTATCAGAAACGCCTTGGAAACTTGGATGAACGCTATCAACAGTCATGCTGGTAACATTCGTCAAGGTTCAGCTGGCAATCTAACAGACTATTCTGTTGATGCTACAGTTACCCAATACGGCAAGACTGGTGAAGAACTTAAAAAATATAAGTTTGTTGGCATGTTCCCACAAGATGTTGCACCTATCGACCTAGATTGGGGTTCTAACGACTCTATCGAAGAATATAGTGCTACATTCGCCTACCAATGGTGGGAATCAGACACAACTTCTTGATAATTACTGGGAGGGTTTCGGCCCTCCCATTTATGTTTTTGTGATTTTATTATTGGACGAGTAAAAATATATGGCATCTATACCAAATAAGTTTTCACTTTTCGGTTTCTCAATCTCCCGTGAAAAGGATCAGATTGAACAAGTAAACCAACAATCTTTTACGCCACCTTCACAGGAAGACGGCGCATTAACTATTACATCTGCCGCTTATTACGGCACGTATGTTGACCTAGACGGTACAGCAAAAAATGAAGTTGAATTAATCTCTCGTTACAGAGAGATGGCT